TTAAGGTTGCCGATACTCTCAGGCAGCACTTTGATCTGGTTGTAGGAGCAGTAGAAGCTACCGCCGATCTTAAGGTTACCGATACTCTCAGGCAGCACTTTGATCTGGTTGTTGTGGCAGTAGAAGCTACCGCCGATCTTAAGGTTGCCGATACTCTCAGGCAGCACTTTGATCTGGTTGTAGGAGCAGTAGAAGCTACCGCCGATCTTAAGGTTACCGATACTCTCAGGCAGCACTTTGATCTGGTTGTAGGAGCAGTAGAAGCCGCCCGTTACTTCAATCGTGCCGTCGGATAACTCGATCCAACGTCCTGATGCGAAACGCTCCACAAAAGCTATCAATTTATCTCGTTGCTTTTTAGTCATATCAAAACCTCGATAAAAGGACGGCGGGAGCGGAGGAGCATACCCCGCCGTCTTAGTCGCGGCCTAAAGATGAAAAGGGCCGCTGTGGTATCGCCGGAGGGTTAATTCAGACCGATTCGGCGATCTTGTCAAGTGAACGGCTTAACCCGCCTCTACACCGTTCAGGGCTGCTTGATCTCACGACGGAAAGGAGGTGTCGAAAAATCCGCCGGACGGGTTCTCAGCCCATATCAAACTATGCCACTCACCGAGGTTTTCTAAGACGCGGACGCGGCGAGTGGCCTACGCTACGCAACCGTCCGCGAATGTTGGTCATTCACTGTGCCCTTGCGAATGTCGATCAGCAGTTGGTTCAACTCATCGACCGTTGCCGTCTTGACCGTGTAGGGCCGACCAGCCATCAGGTCTTTTTGCTGTGGCTTTAATAGTCCATCAACGGCGGCTTGGACATTCGCCCGGAGCGTGTCAATCTCATCCATTTGCTCGTCCGTGACTTCTATCGCTTCATCCGCATCCGGTTCGAGGATGATCTCAGCATCGACGATAACGCCCTCATCCTCACCGCCCCCGACTGGAACGTCCGGCGAATACCGCTGCCTCATTTCCTCGACCTTCGCTTTTGTCTTTTCCGCCATCGAATGCCCGTTCGCGTTGCCCTCTGCCTCTGCGATGCGTTCAGCTTCGTCAGGATCGTAGATGCCTGCCAAGCCGAACGCCTGCCGTGCGCATTGAATAAGGGCCTTGTGCCGTAGCATTCTTGCCGGCCACTGGCTCCACGTTGGCGTATTCCGGCGGCACTCCGCCATATACTCGGTGATCTCATTCGGATGCGTTCGGTCCTTGCGAAAGATGCGACACGTTACCGCAGTCAGCTTGCCGTCGCCGTCAAAGTGATCTTCATACTTGATGCCGTCGAGAGTTGACTGCCGGTTGATGATGGTCAGCCATCCATCAACCGAGACTATTGGCGTAATGCCGCCGTTCTGTGACGGGAATGCGAATATCTCTTTGATAAACGGATTTAGTTGGTAGTGATTCGCTACAACGAGAAAGGCCGCAACCTGTTCCCGGGTGGCCTGTTTGTTCGCCGGTAGGATGGTCTTTTCGATCGTTGAATAGAATTTACCCGGTTCGAGTCCATACCGATTCGCCATTGTGACGATCAGCGAACTGCCTGTGCCTGTTTGTGCTGTTCCTGTTGCTGTCATTGTTAGTTATCTCCTGTTAGTAAATAAGGGCGAAACTCCTTATATGGGCTGCCCGTTTTCTCGTATTTCGAGATATCGATGCCGTCAGTCGCCATAGCCTTTTTGTCGAGGCTCTTGCGTCCGGGGCGAAGGTTGTAATGCACTCTGAGGCCGGGGCATTCGTAAATGCCGGGAGCGTCCTCGATGCACTCGATAAACTCTTTCTTTGCGACCTCTTTCAGTTCGGCGGCATCGCGTTCTAGCTCGATGGCCTCACGCAACGCGGCGGACTTGGCGACGAAAGACTCATCATCGCGAAATGTCACAGTGCCGTTCGTCTCAATTGCAATGTCCGTCTTTGCGTCTAACTCCGGCGGCATTCCTGTTTGCACATTCCGAGTCCAGAACTCAAAGGCCGCGTTGACCGCCGCCGCGTAGATCGCTCCATCAAACTCGACCTCGAACGTCGCCATATCCCAAGCGTCGGCACAGAACACGATCCAAACGCCGGACTGAAAGCCCGTCAGTCCCAAGTAGGTCTGCATCTGAATGACCATCGACGGAGGCAACCCCTCGCGTTGATACTTCCGATAGGCCGCTATCGAAGGACACTTGACCTCCGCCAGCTTCTTCTCACCGACGAAAACGCGGTCAATATGCCCCACAATGAACGGATGGGCGGGGTGTGTGTAGGCTTGGTTTCTGCGATGTAGTTTCTGGCCGGTTAGGTTGGTAAATTCCTCGACGGCAATGGCCTCAAGTCGGTTGCCGCGTTCTGTGTGCTTGTTCCCGCTGAATGGCTCTACAAGCCCCATCTTTTCGTTAAAGACATCAAGTGCCGTCTTAAAGCGGTCAAGCCCCATAATGGCGGCTATTTCGCTTGCACCGATGTATCGCCGTCGTTCCTCTGTTGTGAATGCCTGTGCGGTTGCGGTCATACCGTTGCCCTCTCTCGCCGCCCCACTCGCAGGCTGACCTGGCTTTCGATCGGCCCGATAGCACCCTTGCGACGGGCGGCAATTTGAATAACTTCCGCAACCGCCGTCGCCGTGCGTTTCTTTAGCTCGTCGTTCGCCGATTCGACCAGCATCGCGGCCTGCCGGAGCATTTCGCCGAAATTGCAGTATCGCGGCTCGTCCGGCAAGTCATTGACCGCCGCCAGATCGCCCAAATGGTCTGCTAGTTGCGATAGGTCGTATCGCGATTCGTCGTAGTTCATCGCAACCCCTCCTCGTCCTTCGCGTCATCTAACGCGATCTTTGCAAGTGCTAACTCGCCTTCTGCAAACTCAATCACTTGCCGTTTTTGCTCGACCGTTAGCGATTGCCAGATACGGTCGTATCGGGGTTCGTTGTGGATGTGGTTGATTAGCACGTTGTCACTCATCGCAACCCCTCCTTCACCATCTCGGCGGCTATCGCCGACGCGGTGTAAAAGCCCGATGCAAAGGCCACGGCAAACGTCAGCACGATCATCAGTGCCAGTGTCGCGGGCATCATCGCAAACGATGTTTCGCGGTATTCTTTTTCGTTGCCGATCAGCGTATTAACGTAATCGGTATCCGGCGATTCATCAGTGCCGCTCGCGTCCTGCAAGCGAATGATGCCGTCAGCACCGACGATGCCGAGCGAGCCGTCCGTGAACGGGACGGCTTCGGCGTGTTCCTCGCATTCCGAGCAAAAACCAAACTCGGTAATACGGGCCTCGCAGCATAGCGAAAGCCCATCCTTGTATTCTCTTAAGTCGTGTCTGTCTGTTAGTAGGTCTCTCATTTACTCCTCCTTTGTGTGCTTGTGGAGTGAGGATTGATAGCCAACCCGTCCCCACTCCACGCCCTTTGACGTGTCCGCCTGACCGTCAAACTTGGGATTGATCTTTCAAAAGGGATTTATATACTTCACTCCCGTTTCTCCTTTGGTTTGTCATACTTCTTTCGCTTTCGAGGCTTCTTTTTCTTGTCTTTAGGCCGATACTTCAAAACAACGTCCGTGATCTTGTCGAGACCTTCCGGTGCGTCTTTGTCGCTCATACGGTTAGCTCCTTGTAGGTCAGTCGCTTGCCCGTAGAAGCCGCTATAAAGGCGTCCAGCCGTTCGATGGTGTGAAACTTGACGTTCCCGAAGTTCAGGCGAAACGTGAACTCGTTAACGTAACGATTAAGGTGTTTTTTGCTTGTGTGATGGTAAACGCCCGTAATGCCGCGTTTGAGGAGTGCCCAAACGCTTTCGATGGAATTGGTCGTGACTTCGCCGCGTCCGTATTCGCCGCCTGAATGATTGACGGCCTGATGATGGAAGAACAACCCACCAAGCCCGCTGTATGCCCTATGTTCGTCCGTAAAGACCTGTGAGCCAACTTCAACATTGTCGTGAATCAACTGCTGAATCGTCGGAAGATCGCCATTCGGAATGTGCATCGCTTTGGTTCGACCGCCACGCTCACGCATACCGAGAACGGTTTCCTTGCCGACCGCACCGCGACCGCGATTGAGTTTCTTGTCTTCGTGCTTATTGGCCTCTTTACCGCCCACGTAGGTTTCGTCAATCTCGACCATCCCACGTAGTTTGTCGATTTTGGAGCCGCAAGCCTCGCGTAGCCGTTGGAGCATAAACCAAGCGGACTTCTGTGTGACGCCTATCTCTTTCGCCAATTGGAGTGACGAGATGCCCTTTCTCGCCGTGACGAGTAAATACATCGCATAGAGCCATTTGTGAAGCGGGATATGCGAACGCTCGAAGATGGTTCCCGTTCGCACGGTAAAGTCCAACTGGCAACGATTACAGCGGTAATAGCCGCCTTTCCGCGTCGTGATGCGGTCGTCCTTGCGACAGGTCGCACACATTACGCCGTCAGGCCAAAGGCGAGACTCCAAATAGAGCCTCGCGGATTCCTGATCTGGGAACATCTGAAACAGTTCAAAGGTGGAGATAGTGCTTTTACTCATTGATTAGCACCTCATCCCAGTCAAACGATTCTTCGCATTTCTCGCACAACGGTTGCACGGTCTGGTCAATGTAGTCCGCGTTACGATATTGGCAGTTTGGGCAGTCCCACGTTTTTGCGATTTCCATTACTTTTCTCCTGTATTTTATTGTGGTTTTCTCAACCAACAATCAAAATATAGCAGAATTATTTGCGGGAGTCAAGTATATAATTCCCTTTCAAAAGTTGTCCGGTTAAGAGCCGATTTATCTGCGTTGGCATCGCGTGATTTCTCAACCGACATATCTACTGTAAACTTAAACTTTACCTTTTGTCAAGTTTAATCTTACACTTCGGCTAAATTTTTTTGATGGATTAGTTTCTCGACTCCTACGCCGTATAGGTTTGCAAGTTTGATTAAAACAGCAACGGACGGAACGGTCTTACCCGCTTCATACTGCCAAATTTGTTGCCGCGTAACGCCAACTTCTTTAGCTACATCACTTCTCGATCTCAGACCTCGAGCTTGCTGAAGGGCTTCCGTGTTGATCCCTGTATCCATACCGCTATGATAAGCCCAAGTCCTGATGAATGTAAAGTTAAAAAGAACGAGAATAAAGTTCTACTTCACAAATACACTGTAAACTTAGATACTTCCTTTTCCCGCCATTAGTTTCCCTTCGCCGATTTGACGAAACTCAGTCAAAATGCCGATAATCAGGCTATTGGGGATGTAGCTCAGCTGGTATTGCCACCTAAATCCCGCCAAATATCCGCCAAGCAGCAAGCCGCTATTCTAATCCTTTTCTACACCGTCATCGATCAGCCACTCGAGAGCTAGAAGGTCGCCCGGTGAGATTGTTATCGAGGATAGTAACCCGTTCAATGCAATGCGTTCACCCGCGATCTCAACGATGCCACCGTGCAATTCATCCATCGCAGCAGTCCATTTCGGCTGTGCGGCGGCATCAAACTCATAGTGGTTTGTCACTGCATTCAACGTGCCGAACTCCTCGCACCGTTTTACCCGTTCCTCATTGTAATCTGCGATTAGGACGTTAAAGCGGCGCAGAATGTCTTTCAGTGCGATGGATGTCTTGAGCGGAAATTTCTCCGATGCAAATCGGCCAAACGCATCGGCAGATGTAATCAGTTGTCCATAGGTCAATTTCATAATAATAGGTCGAAGTCTTTACGCCGTCCCGGGCTGCTCAAAGTATTCCTTGATAAATTCCGTTCCAAGATGCTCGTTGACGGCCCTTAGCAGACGTTCGATGTCGATCCGCAATACGCGGCCTGTCGGCGTGTGCTTTGAGTAGTAGATCCACTCGTTTGTCTCGCGATCGTGAGGCGAGAGCAGCGTTGAGTTGCCGGCGGCGTCCATTACCCGAAGTTCACCCGATGCGGAGTAGAGCGAGACACCGTTAGTGAGAGTTCCCGCCGGAGCCGTGCCATTGAACAGCACAAATTGATTCGTGCCTTCGGTAGTCCCGCGCGTGGCCGAGCCGCCGAGCTTTAGCATCCCGGTCGGCAGGACCAGCCGCATTACTTCATTCGTGCCCGATGTCTGCAGGTCGCCGCCCTTGTTCCAAGAGACGTGGTTCGTGCCCGATGATGGGCCAAAGAACTGCATCTCGCTTGCCTGCAAAGCCCAACCCCAACGCTCGGTTGCCCCACCGTCGTAAAGCGTAAGCGCTCGTCCGCCGTAGGCAGATCCCCAGTTGATCTCGACCGGCGTCGAACCGCTCGGTGCGAATTGAAGCACCGAGCCGTTGAAGGTCATCCGGGAGTGATTGACGAGCGACGTGCCGTTGTAATATACAACACCGTTCGAGGTGCCGAAGCTGGTGGCATTCGTGCCGCCGTTTGCTATCGGAAGCGTCCCTGTGACGCCGTTTGCGAGGTTGATCTGTGCCCACGCCGGATTATTGGATGTGCCGGTGTTTGAGAGATATCGGGTCGAGGACGCATTCTTTGCCAGTTGTGCCCAAGTATTCGCGCCGGATGCGTAAAGGATGTCGCCCTGCGTCGCCGATGTCAGGCCCGTGCCGCCGTTGCCGACAGGAAGCGTTCCCGTAACCGCCGCCGATTGAGCAAGGTTGACCGCACCGAACGCGAGCGACGTGCCTGAACGCCTTAACACCTGGTGGTCAGTGCCTGCGGCTATCGAGGCCACGTCAGCCGTTGCGTTGCCCGTCACGCCAAGAACGGACAGGGCCGAGCCTTGAGCTATGTCTACCGATAAACTTCCTTCCAGATCGTCGTAGGTCGTCGTCAGCGTTCCTGATATGGAGAGCAATGTCATATTCATTGCGTCTCCGACCGCCTCTATGATGTCATCTGCAACAACCGCTCTCCACGTCGGAACAGCAGGACCGCCCGATGCAGGACCTGCAAGAAAGCGATTGGCACTCTGCGCCGCGAACATATCCTGAAAAGTCGGCAATGCTCCCGCACCGTTCGATGTCAAGACCTGCCCCGTTGTTCCAACCGATGCAATTGACTGCTGAGCATTCGTCGATGACGTGCCCCCGCAAATAACGGCATACGCGGTGTGCGAGCTTCGCCCCGTGCCGCCGTCCGCTACGGGCACATCCGTGCCGTTCGCCCGATATACGGCGTTCCCCTCGATCGCAATATCGCCCGCTCCCGTTCGCGTAAGCGTCGTATCGGTCGCGTGTCCGAGATTGACAGCCGCAAATTGCGGGCTGTCGCCGGTGCCCAAACTCAACGCGGTTCGCATTCCGGCGAAATTGGTTCCAACGAGCGTCAGTCCGTCGTCATGGATCGTCTTCGCACTAAGATTCCCGGTCGAGGCCCTCGCAACGAACGTATTCGCGGCAAAACTGACCTGAGAGAGGCTATCGGCACCTGAACCGATCGGAATAGCATTAGCCGCCCAATTCTGCGCCGCTAAGGCGGTCAACGTAGCATCCAACGGCTGATAGACAGCAGACAATGACGGGATCACCGCCACCGGCAATGTGTCGCCGCTCTGCACCTCTTTCAGCTTCCCGCTGTATAATGCTATCGGATATTTCGTTGCCATCGCTTACGCTGCTAACTCCACCGGCTCCTGCGGATCAAACACGAATGAACTGACACTCAATGCAGTGCCAACCTGCTGAACCACCTTTCCCGTGCCTGTCGGCGGAGTATGCGTCACACCACCCGAAGTCTCACTCAAAAACAACGCCTCCCCTTGTGTCAAGCCACTCAGTCCCCGCACAATGCTGCCGGCAAAATATGCTGTCCCATTCGCTCCAATCGAGACATCCGCATCTACGAATGCATCAGCAAGCCGCGTATTATCAGTTGCATCCGACTTACGAGCTTTGAGGGTGCCGCCGTCATCATATAGATCAATGAGCATCCCCCGCGTTAAAGTTTCCGCCGCCACAATAGTCTGGCCTATCGACCCCTCCGGTGTTGCAGAAGGTGTAAATACTACCTGTTCCATCGTGTCGAAATTCAATTGACTCTCCACTCCAGTGCCGATACGCGAATGCTGCCAGAACCGAACCTGTCGAGATGTTTGCGGAAATGGCACGGATTGCGTTGCACCAACTTCAAACGCCCCAAGATATACCCGCTGATACCCGTCCGCGCTGATGTCATCCTCATATGCCCACCAGATATCTACAAATGTCACTTCGGTCGTGGCGAATGGAATACCGCTTAACGCAAGAGTGAGAGCATCGCCCGTCTCGCTTAAAAGCGCTTCCAGTCTGAGTTCAATAGCCATGTATATTACCTAACCGTTAAGTGCTATCAATCATGTCGTTATCTGTGCGACAGAGAATGCCCGTCCGCCGTAGTTCTCGACCCGAAAACATACAACGGAACCCACCGCCACCGCTGCCAACGATCCAGCCGCGATCACCCCATTTGAATCCGTTGTTAATGGACTCTCGGCAACGTCAGCACCCGCATCCCGAACGCGAACCTTTACCGAAATACCGGCCCCAACCGATTGAATGATGCCCTCCGTATCTCGATACGTCACGGGAAATGAAGCATAGTTACTTGCCATAAAACCCTCCTCTAGATCAACACGGTGGAACAGTCACATTCAACGTCCCGTTAGTCAGAGTTATCGCACCAAAACCCGGCCGACACTCCGGCGGAATCGGCTCACATACCCCGTCCACACACATAAATCCTTCGGGACAATCGCTGTTCACCGTGCATACCCCAGGCGTTATTGGTCCTACTATGTCCGTTTCAAACGTGTTCATGTAGGTCTCGTTGTATGCTTGACACTCTAATTCCACCAATAGATCCTCTTTTCGCGTGATCTTCTTCACTCGAAAGTAGGTAAATCCATACTTCGTCAGTCGTGACGACGACACTTTAATCACTTTTTCCGGGTGCAAATCGAGTGCATCGGCGAACCATACCGTCATCGTGATCGGCAAATTGTTCTGTAATCCACCATCATCGTTAGGGCCGAGGTCCAGCAATGACCATGCGAGTTTGATAGCCTGAGCTTCATATACAACGCCCAGCAACGGATACTCTTTCTTATTAACCTTGCGCGAAAAATCACCGACCAATCGCCCCGCCGCAAGTTGTGCATCCACATCCTCGACTGGTCGTATCGGCCGCTGCAAGTATGAATTTCCAATGTTATCGAAGGTGCACTCAACCCGATTGATAAGTTCCTTTACGGATTTACGCTCACCTACTTTGAGAGTTGATTTGCCGTCCTCATCGTGCACAATATTCGGGGCGAAACCCTCATCCGTGAAAATGGGGCAGGCCGCCAATTCCTCGCTCGTCAGGGCTTTCAGCGGCACGATATGTATCTCCCCATTGAATATGAACGGGCGGGACAGTCGCCCGGCCAAACACAGATCCTCGACTTGCTGCTGCACCTTTCGACCGATAAGTTCTACATTGGATTCAGAGCGAACGTGCTCCCAATGTGTGCCGAAAGGGTCTGTATAACGAACCGGCTGATCGCACCAATCCGCCGCAGCAATAAAGCTGTCTTTATTCAGGCGAGCATAATCCAATCCGAACCCCCACCGTTTATCGCAAAGCAACCTCGCTAGATGCCATGCCCGATTTGTCGTGTATGTTTCGGTGTAAGTGGTGGCATCGGTATAGACCCGAATATCATTCAACCCCTCAATGTGCATCGACGCCGAGCAATCACTGGGGCCGAGGTCTGCTGCCGGAACGCCGTTGAAGTAATAACGAAAGATCGCCGTGCCTGAATAGCCATGTGTGCCTAGCGTGTTGCCGGTAAGCAATCGCTGCCCCTTTGTGCCTAGCACAAAATCAAACCTTGTCGGATCAATGTTACGGGTTTCATCGCCCACCGTTACCTGTCCGGCTCGAAGCGAACGCACCGGCCCCTCTGCACATTCAAACAGAACGTGCATCGACCCACCGCTCCCTAAGGTAAGAACTCGTGAATATGCGAGGAGGTTCAATTCATACAACCTCCGCGACCCCATGACAACACGAACAGGGTCCTTCAAGAATGTCTCATTACCATGACTGGAAGTCAGCAACGCCCCTAAAGTAAGCAAACGCCCTTTAGTCTTAACCGAATGGTGAGAAAGATGGTATAAAGTATTCACCCCGCGAGCGGTGCATGAGGACGGTTCGCGTCGATCGCAATATGTCCACGGCAAACTGGTGGCCGGGTTGTTAATGCCCACCGCACCGCCGATATGTTTGTTATATGGGCAATCATGCTGATCTATTTCTGCTTGGGTTGCAAGTAAACCACCGAATATCGCAAAACAATACCTATAATGCCCGCGTCCCGGCACCGTAGCCTCCGAAGTGCGAAATCCCTGCGCGCACAAAACTGTAATGGACTCCTCATCCTCCTCCTTCCCATATTGCAGGTGCCCGTGCCACACGGGAAGCAATAGGTCAACTTGAGGGAACCAATAATAAAACGTCGCTCTTACCCCTTCCCCATGATCGATAAGTAACTGGGATATTACTTCGTCATTATCCCAAAATGTGAGTTCCGCTTCTTCATCCCCGATTGACGCTCCCAATTCAAGTGGTATGAACCACGCGGGATTACCGCTTGGAATAAGCCTCACTTCTATTGGTGAAACATCCGGCGGCGGATAGGCAACCTCATCGGATTGAACACATGAATAATAGATCGTGCCATCAGGCGCCGGCCATTCGACACCGACATACTCATATACCTCGACGGGGGTGCCTGCCGAACGCAACGCTCTGAGTGACGCGATCTTCGTCTGTGTCTCGGATGGAAATGATGGCATTTTATTGTTACTACGCTACAACCGTTATTCCCCCACACTCCTGAGCACAAAACCGCCGAAGCATGTATTCTTGCGTAGATGTTAGACTGGCATTATTGATTCCGATAACCATCGCCACATCGCCCTTCCAAAAGCGCGTCGGCGAAGTAAATTCTCGATCTTTACCTATCTGTAAATAATCATCAATACCAATCGTCGAAGGAAACTTACACTCAACGACAGCAAGTGTTCCGCTCATTGGAGCCTGAGCATTGTTATCTGCATACGCAGTTCCGTTTTTCTTGTATTCAAAATTCGCCCCGTAACTCAAATCTGTCCATTTTGTCGTTGATGCTTCGCTAACAAGCATTCCCAATGTTTTGCCCGAGATCAATCCGCGCAGCGGAGAAGCATCGAACGTCGCCGCCGTTGCACAGCACACAATATAGACGTGAGTCACCACAATGCTGCCATTCGCAGACACCAGCGGGTTATCATCAGTGCCATCCCAGCGAATAACACTGACAGTGCCATTCGTCGTGAGCGTTGGGAACGGAGCTTCACTTACAAGGTCATTGTTATTCGTGGAGAGGTCAGGAATCGCCGCGACACTAGATGCACTTGTAATTTGATACCAAAACTCAGCATCAAGATCATTGGGAGTGAATATCGAGCCGTCATCGTTATAAACCAAATTTGGAACGCGAGCATGTTCAAGACGAATCACCTCACCTGAAAACAGATCGCTGGTGAATACCTCACCGGCATATTTCGCCTCTTTTGAAAAACGAACATGCCAGTATTTTCCGCGCCAATATATCTTAAATATGTCCCCGCCGCCGCTCGTGAACCGATAGAAAAAATCCCAGTAGTATTCCATCGACCTCTTGCTATTCACAAGGTCGTTATACCCATCGGCATCCGTGAGCACTTCTGCGGAAATATCCCAGCCCCAACGACCGGGACCAACCACCGCAACGTCACCATAACCGCCGCCGTAACTCGCATTTAGCCGTTCAGGTGCATATTCAAATGCGTCGATCTGAAAGCCTGTCAAGTCCAGCTCTTCATAATCCGCTAACTTTGGCATCTATTTATTTACCTTTCACCTACCAGTAATCGAGTGCCAAACACAAAAACCCATTCATTATCAAGATAGTAACTTTGAATGTCCCGTCGAAAGCATCCTTGCTGCTCTAACATCGCAATGGTATCCGGGAGTTGCTTCTGCCTGACCCATACTCCATTACTCCGATCGGTGGATCCACATAGGCGAACGACAGCAGGCGGCGGCCATATGTCAGGCTGTCCGCCGAATACTGACCATCCTGCTGCGAGCACAAGCCCTATTGCAAACGACCTTTTCATTAGCACCTTTACCTCAATCCTACTGCCCGCCCTAGATCGTATCCGATACTGGAATTTCGTTTTATATCGGCAACCGCCTGTGCCCCGATCACACCGGGCTTCTCGCGTGTTCCTGCTGTCAGCACATCACCCGGGCGCATCCCATGAATACGTTCAGCCAGTTTTTGCACAGCCAATGCAAGACCCTCATTCGCATTACGACGACCTGAATAGTAGGCAAACTCGGACTCACGCGAATATGGAGATAACTCACCCTGTCGCCGCTGCTGCCCATTACTCTCTTTATCAGACTTACCTGACCCCGCCTTTTGCCCACCGCCACTGATTGCCCGTGCACCAAGCGCGGCACCTGCGGCCAACACAGCCCATAACGCCGCCGATTTGAATGCCATTGCAGCTCCTGTAAAGTCATACATTGCTAACCGCATAAACCCAAGAGCCGTTGCATAGATCGCATTCACCGTCGCCACTGCCGCGATATGAGCCAACTCCGCCGCAAGGGCTTTTTTGAGCGCCTCTCCGATAGAGTCCCCATATAAAGCCCAGCCCGCAATCGCTTGCCCGACTGCATTCGACATATTTTGGAACATGTCGATACCCATCTGGCCCATCGATGCAAGCATATTTTGTGCTCCAACAGCTTGCTCCATTGACGTGCGCAAACGATCCCACGCATCCGCCAGTTGATTTACAACGGCCAACTCTTTGCTCAGTTGATCCCCGAGAGCCTTGCTCACCTCCTCATAACTTGGACCAGGACGCTCCATCTTAGGAGTTAAAGACTCTCGAAGAGCCTTTTCCTGTTCGAGGAGAAAGATTGCCCGCTCTCGTGCAGCATCCTCCCGCCGGTAATAATCTATTACGGCCTCCGAACGGGCCTTAGCTGCCACAACCCTCAACGCTTCCTTTTGCTCCATTATTTCTGCGGTGAGGGCCGCTTTTTCGTGTGCTTGTTGAATCGCTAGTAACTGCTTCTCATATTCCGTAGCATTCTGACTGTTTTCGATCTGGAGACTATGTAACTTGCGCTGAGCCTCTTCTATCAGTCCAATCGATAACGTAAGAGCCTCATTGAACGGATCGATATCCTCCCCACCGATGCCTGTCCATGCACCCTGATATTCCTTAGCTTTTTGGACAAGGGCATCTAATGTCTTAAGTGCCTTATCCAACTCGATCTGTGCGATCTGCCTTTGTGCGTCCCTGTTGCGCTCTGCAATTCGCTCAGCCTCACGAGCAAGTCGATCGGCTTCGCGCGCAGCATCCCCTCTCCCACTACGTCCCACCGAGCGGCTGCCAGACGAACTACTAGCTACCGCCTTCGGGAACGAAAACACACTGCCACCATCCAACAATGTGCTTCTGTTACTATCGAGAGTCCGAGCCTTTGCCCCTTGTTCATTTGCGTAACGGAAAAATTCAGAAAGGCCGCCGGTCGTAATAGCCAAGACCACTCGATTTGCCTGAGCAACAGCGTTATTCGCCCAACTCACCCAAGAATCCTGATTTTTGTCGAGGTCAATGCCAATATGCCCGAGCGCACGGGACATCTTCGCATCCATATCCTCGATAACGATAATCGACCCGTTTACTGTATCTACAACAGTTGTGCCCCATTCTCTAACCGTGCCTTGATTGTCCGACATCCACCGCGATATTTCCTGCATCGCATCCGTGACCATCGGCATCAATTCAGTCGCAAACTGGCGTCCAACCATTGCAGCCTGCTTTGTTAATGTGTCAAGCGTATCTCCAAATTCATCAGCCGCCCGAGCATCCTCATCGGACAATAAAAGGCCCAGCTCTTCGAGCTTCTTCATTAGACCGGGCAGATCTCCGTCAAATGACTTGATAACCGGCAATATCTCACCCGTGCGATCCTTGAACAACGCCTTCGCTGCCGCAGCCTGCTGATCGACCGACGTCATCTTTGCTATCGTCTCGATAGCTTGAGCTAATGCCGCATCGGTTGTTCGTGCCGTAATGCCATACTGAGCTAGAGTTTGCTGCGCTTTATCGCTGCCCGCGTTTGCCTCGCCGAGCAGCACGTTGAATTTGGCAACTGAACCAGTAATAGCTTCAAATGACGAACCGCTCGTATCGGCGGCATACTTGAGGGCTGAGATAGTCTCTGCACTCAATCCCGTCTTTTGCGTAGCGTCGAATATAGCCGAACCAAACTCCGCCGCTTCCTGCGTTAAACGAAATAGAGCAACCCCGGCCCCAGTCGCCGCTACCGCGATTCCCGTCAACGCCGCCACCGCCGCCCCTGCTGCCGGAATGAAACCGCCGAAACTTGCCGTTGCAGAGCCGCCCAGTCGATTGATCTTCGTATAGACCGAATCAAGCTCCTGTTTCGCCGTCCGACCATCAGCATCGATGACGAACTTTAATTTGTAGTCAGACAATGCCATCTATTTTTACTACTTACTTAACCCTGCTCCGCTGCCGTGACAGTTCCTGTTCTCGCCTGTGCTCATAGATCGACCGGCCGTGAAGTTCCACCGCTGCCCGATTAAACCAATATGCGTCCCACTTCTCCACATCCTCCGGGGCTTGCCCGTATTCTTTCGCCAACACTAAAACTAAATGACCATCGGGTGGCCCATAAAACTTACTCTCAGTTGGCAACTTACCCCCATGCTTATCGCCCAGCCGTAACCATTCGGCTATGTGCTGGGCTGTTCTTTTGGGACAAGATCATCGTCGATCGCTTTCTTGATCGCCGCGAGATTACGAGCGTCCAAAGCCCCCAAACTCTCCGGTGTAATTGGAAATGGCTTTCCGTGCTCATCCGCCAGGTCAGGCAAACTCTCAATACGTTTTGCCGCACGGATGTGAGGCCATACAGGTGCTGTCGGATCTTTCTGGCTTAAAGCCTTGAGTTCTGAATGCTCCGCCTCGATCTCGTTCCACGATAAACTGAAATAGCGCACACGAATATCCTCAGATTGTAGATGCCCTTTCTCATCGGTATATTCATACGATGCCGTTGTTTCTCGAATCGTGCGGCCTTTTGTGCCGCTCACTTTTATCATTGTTGCACTCCTATAAAAACTAATGGCGTGGTAGATATCTCCACCACGCCGCTTTTGCCTTCCGCGTCCAGGGCCGTTTTTCAATTGTCAACGTCACGCCAACAATGCCGTCTAATCAGCACTAGGCATTAGGCTGTCGCCATTTACCGAACTGCCCGAACGTCGCCGAACTGGATTTAGTCGTGTCCTTAAGAATTTCGCCGCCGATCTCATACTTCTGTGGTTCATTGCCATCAGTCAGCAGTTGCCACGATGATGCCGGATCGACCTGCACCCGATACAACCGAACGACTTCAACCTTATCGCTTTCGGCGATATTGATCGCCTTGTGAATCAGGATTTTTTCCACGACCCGGCTTTGCAAAAGTCCGACACCTGTTGATGCCGCTTCCGTGCCATTCAACTTGAAAGGCTGCGTCAGCCCCGCTAGTGTCGATAGGAATTTTACAACGCCGGCTTTTTCGTCAACCTCGTAGTCCGTCCCATTCACCAACGTAGCGGGCGTGCCAGCCGAGTCCACAATAGACGTAAACGTGGATAGATTTGCTCGTTCGCCCGGAAACGGCACGATATCGTTCTGCACGATCCCGGTCGGAAACGCTACGTTCGATATCGAACCGCCGGTAATAGCCGATTTGGTCCCGAAGAGATACATGGCTAGTAACTCAGCAACGTGCTGTGAGCACACCAGCTTGAACGTGCCGCTCACCATACGGACAATGGACAAACTCCGAGTTGCCATTGCATCACGCTTCGATGTCCGCTGCACCTTCTCCGTTGCGAAAGACAACTCCAATGAATCAACTTCCGGCAAACTGATAGCATCAGCCGCCCCGGTAGCTGCCTCACCCGCCGTCGTGCGATTGAACAACCATGTCTGGCCGTGTCCAAAGAAATGTTTAGCAGTCTCTGTTATCGTTGCCATGATGATTACTTATCTCCTGTGTCACTATTCTTGTCAGCCTTCTTGTCGCCATCCTCAATGACTTTCATAAAATCATTGAGAGCCGCGACATCGGACGGCACTTCAAGCACCTCGCCTTTGTCACGGCGCTTTCCGTTCCAGACTACCGGAGTTTGAAGTTTAACTTTTACACTCTCCATATATTGATTCAGTTACGTTACCGCTTACGCCTCAGCGTTAAATTTTTGAGTGATAAACTGCACTGCGATCTCCACCTCGCACCCTTCGATTTCGTATGAGTCATCATTCCGAACGATATGATCCCGGATCTGCCGCGTTTGCATGGCCAGAGGTGTTCCACTCACCGTCCATTTATCATCCTGTCGTATCGCCCGCTGAATATCCTTGATAAGTTTGCGAGCCGTTGCCGCTGTCGTGCCCTGCTCACACAATCCACGAATGACAACACTCATCTCGTGCACGATATTCAACGCATTCGCGCTTGATGTCGGATGCGATACATCCTCATTGTCAAATACACTGACCGCCGGTAACTCTTCTTGCTGCCATGAGGTTCGGCTATCCTCAACCCGGCTCGCCAAATTGATATCGTAGCCACCCGAGCCATTGATTAGCTTGAGTCGGGTCACGAGGGCATCGACCAACCGTTGGCGTTTGGAATCAGCCATTGTATTACCACCTCACCTTATTGCGTTTTCAAATAGACTACGCTCAGTCCCGCTCCGGTCTTTTCGATCTTCTCCGTCCTAAACGTGCCACTCACTCCTGCAACCGTCACATTCACACCCGGCAACACCGCCGCCGTTAAATCACTTGTCTGCACCATCACACTCGGCCTCTGTGCCTCAACCTCAATTTGACCGAACATTAGAGTCCTGTCACTCGCATCGGTAAAGATGCCCGGTATTACAAGGTCACTAGGCGACAAGTCAAATGTCACATTGACGTTAAAATCGCCACTGTCAAAGATCGTATCGAGATCGCCCGCACCAACTGCCACACCTTATTTAGTTCCTTTCTTGCCAGATGGCCGAGCCGCCTTGCCGCTTACCTCGACCACATTGCCAAGCCGTAAATGATAATCGGTCCAGTGCTCCGTCAATTCGACAATCGCTCCCGGAGCGAGTATCACACCGTCGCGCGGATTGCCGATTCGCCGAAGCACCTTGACCTTCTTCATTGCCGGATGCGCCATATTGATTAGACCGTCACTTCAAATGCGGCCAGTCCGCGCTCAGTTGCGGAATTTGCACCTTCCTGCGGTCGGGACAAAATCGCAACGGCGGTCATGTATGTGCCCGCAGTGCCATTTCCGCCCGTCGCCACAAGATCGATGTATCGCTTGCGCCCACCTGTCAGGTTGATATTTATCGCCCCGAAGGTGTTATCTTTCGTATCGACCGGCAACGTGAAGTCCGTGCCCCCGACCGTGCCTGTGATATCGGTCGCCCCCGTCATGTCTGACGCTTCCGATTCCGTCGCCTTAAGGGCCGCCATCGCAATATCCATCGCACCAAAATGCACAAGAATGCGAAGATGTGCGAAGCCCTTTGTATCAATAGCTGTCGTGGTAAAAGCATTATCATCCACGATGGCCGCAGGCGGGGTGATGATACTGACTTTGTAATTTGTTGGTGTCATGGTTTTTTCTCCGATTCTGATAAGGAGGGGTGCCTTTTGTAACACCCCATCCTGATATCTTCTACGCGGTTACGAAGCCGCCGTAATGAGTCCGACGACCGGGCCGCCAACACTCGTATCACCTACACTGTGAACATTGATATCGAACCGCTCGGTGCCGCGGACCTCGATCTGGTCATTCGCAAATCGGCTATGTTCGCTGAATGCGATCTGCGTATCCCGTCGGGTTCCGAAACTTGCGGCCAGGGACAAATCGCCCAGCAATGCACAGACCTGGCTATTGCCCTCAGTCGATGGCATCACTTGTGAATACTCGACTGGATAGCCGAGGAATATCTGCTTGCGGGCATTCTCGATCTCAAACGCCGTCACGCCACCCGCCGCAAGCAGGAGCTTGACCATCACATTCCAGTAAAACTTCTTATGCACATACCACTTGGCATTCTGCGTATCCGCATAGATCGGCAAACGAGCCGCAACGCCCTCGAAATCGATCAACGCCAATTCCGAATAAGCGTTGCCCGAACCTACCTGCAACCCGGCAATGTTGGCAATTGTGCCGTCAACACCCTTGAGTTTCTCCCGGACGCCGGTGATATTGCCATATGTCGCCGATGCGTCACCGTTGAAACCGCATTGATCCTCTTTTTCAGCAAACGCATAGGCGATCTCATTCGCCAAATTGTTGCCAAAATCGATCACGGAATCTTCGTTGACCTCGCTGGAATATCGAGCAAGGACCGCGAGTTTTTTAGCTGTCAGGTTCACGTTGTCCCATCCGAGATCGGATGCAGTGATAGATCCCGCCTCAGCCACGAAATACGCCGTCAGGCCGCCAGTCCGTCGTGGATCGCTGCGCGTATCGGATGCCATAGGCACGATCTTGGCATTGCGCCGAAACACACCATACTGCTCCCGCAGGTCGATCAGGTCATTACCAAATTCCGCCGGCACCAGAAACCCGCCGGTTTCGTTCACGCCTTCACTCATCGCACGGGTCAGCCCGTTTGCTTCGCAAAACTTGCGGGCTGCTATACACGGCTGAAAGTTCGCGTCAAACAGAGCACGACCTAAAAGCCACTGGCCGAAACGATACGCCTTCTTGTCCTTATCGTCACCCTTGAACGCCGTCACTTGCCCGTGTCGCGGCATGGTAACAGCCAGCTCCGTTCTTACACCCTCACGAGACGCGATTGTGTCCGGCATCTCCGGCGATGGCAGAGCGGACTGTTTTGCCGCCTTTTGGTCCTTGATCGCATTACGCACATCGTCAAGAGTGACGCTAGTGCTGGCCGCGATCATTTGACGAGCTAGATCGCCCTCCCCGAATATCTCAGCAAAAGCCACGATATCCCTTGAACGAGCAACAATATCCGCATCCACCGGAGGCGGCTGTTCACCCGTTCGCGTCTTTTCTACCGGAGTAACCGGCACGTTGTTTGAATTTTCCATAGTTGTCTCCGTATTTGTAGAAATTGCCCGCTCTTCGAGGGCTTCCATCGTAACCTGTTTACTGCGTCCGACACCAACACTGATATCGGCCGGGACACTCACAATAGATATCTCGTAAGGTTCCCAATCATCTGACCGATAAAGGCTCGGTTGTCCTTCGCGTTCCTTTTCGAGATGCATCTCGTGCACCATAAAGCCAACCGAGACTGATTTGCGGATGCCATCCCTTACATCCTGAAATATCTCTTCACCTCGACTGGACCGCGAAAACCGCACATTAGCCCTTGCTATCCCATCCTTTTCGATCGTGAACTCTTCGACCACTCCTACCTGATCTCGGGTGTTGTGATCCATCAATAACGGCGCACCGGATTCCAGTCTTACTGTTCTCATCGCACCGGGCCGCATTGAAAGCTGCAATTCCATGTAGTCAAACAGTGACCACGACCATTGCTGGATGGGTTTATCGGAGGCGAAGGCTAAATTTACCGTGCGACTGTCATCAGCAAGGATCTCCGCTCGTTCAATGGTGAATGAACGCACAAGCGGCTCGTTAACAAGCCTTTCGCGTATCTGATCGACCGTCGGTGACGTTGGCATAATGACAAAAGGGGCGATGCCCTAAGACATCGCCCACTATGCCAAAACTATAAGTGATTTATTTTTTCGGGGTTTCTATTTCAGTGCCGATGGCCATTATTCGATGAGGTGACCGCCGGTGCCGTAAACGAGCGCGGCTTCTTATCATTAGAACCAGACATCTCATCCTCGTCTATTTCCGATGATACTTGAGTAGCTCCTACCCCACTGTTCGGCGCATAGATATCATCAATGTCCATGCCATACTTTGCAGCCAACTTACGGTCCTGATCCCATCGGATCAAATGATCTTCCCAGTCCTCGCCCTGCTCGCTCAGAATCTGCGACGGTGTAATAAGGCGACCACGCAGGCGTTCGAGATCAGCCGCGATGTCTTTTGTCGGATCAATATACTTCCAACCTCGCCCACGCCATAGCGGATTCTGCACCTCAGCATATTCGCGCGGCGTTAATGTTAAGCGACCATGCAACAGGGCCGAACGCAACCACTCGTGAAATACACGGCGACACAACGTAGATGCAAGTTGATCTTGAAGCCCACGCCAAATATCACGAGCATCGTCAAGTCCAACGCGAGAGCTGGAGAAATTCACGGCCTCCATATCTCCGGCCAGGTAAAAATAAGGAACGTCTAACGACGCCGCCAAGCCCTGCATGACGGTTTTTGCAAACTCCGAGTGATTCTGAGTAGGCTGCTTCGGATCAAGCTGATTGAATTTCTGTCCTGGATTTAGGATATTGACGGCTAAAGTGGAAACATCAATATCGGGTTGTGTAGGCGTTCCGTCATCGGTTTCAGCCCCTGTAAACTCTTCACCGTCTGCTACGGCCTGCTCAATGAAGATAGGAATGTTTGAATAGAAACGTGCCGACTGTATCACGCCCTCCTCATACCCTTGATAATTCTTGGCATTGAGCATCGCAGCATGAAACCATGTCACGCCGCGAGCCTGCGTTTCGTCGTCGGTCACCAGAAAACCATGCACTATTTGCTCAGCAGGAATGCGCACTCGCTCCCGGTTCCGATGGATGCTATATGTGATCTCGCTTGCCGGAGTAGTTAGCCAATACGCCACTGGACGGTCATTCGCGTCAAACTCCACCGACATAATGACCCTATGGCCGTCCTGACGAGTTTCGTTGTATGTCTCATCAAGCCAGTTTACATCCCATACCTTAAGAGTGAATCCGAACTGATTATCATGCGGTAACATCTGCACCAGATACTCGCCATCACGCGCCCACTGCGTCACAACCAGTTTCTGTAAAGCGATCCAGTCAAGTTTGCCGCTCAACGTGCACGTCTCCGCGTGTCCCCATTCCCAGAAAGCATTCTCTACAAGTTTGTTGATCCTGATGTTAGGCTCGCCTGATAGCAACCGTGCATTACACTCTAATTGGATCCCTTTCGTGCCAACGATATTTGAACGGGCCAACGAGAGAAACTTTTTACAATGCCCATTATCTCTGGACATCTGCCTCGATCGTGCTCGCAAGGCCGGCAAACTTGACCGTTGCTCATAGTTGGCACCCGTCGGCCATGTAGTCCAATTCGCATTGTTCTTATTCAACCGACCTGCCGCATACGAACGCCTAGCTGCCGGAACTTCACCCGTCCACCAATCATAAAAACGAGCCGCTAGCTTCTTTTTGGCCATTTATATCCCTCTCAAATCACACGTCACTAAATCTAACACCAACGGTCTGATTCAAACTCTTGCCCGAACGAGCACGTTCCCGAGCAAGTTCCTGAGCCACAATACCTGCATAATACGTTCGCTCTTCTAGCGCATCTTTACGATTACGCTTTACCTTGCGGCTTCCCGTCGGTGTCGATATCTCGTATTCGATCACCGGACCCGGATTCGCAAGAACCGCAGCGTCGATAGCATCCACTATCCGCTTCGCTGTTGAGCGTGTCTCGACCGTCGCAGTAGATGCAGGGTCAAAGCCCAGCTCTACCCGTGTCCGCCCCGCCCCGATCATGATCTTATTCGCGCTATCAGCCGCCTCGGTTAACCACGCCTGCCAATGATATATCCCGGCAACCGTCATATCATCGGTTTTCGCCGCAGGTATGATTATCACAAAATCATCACTATCAGCCGTCACTTCCGTGCCCCACGCTAACGTCATCCCAGTGCCCGGACCGCGAAAGTAGTAATTCAACTGCCAAGCCGTTGCGGGATAATCATCATACGTCTTAACCCACTCAACCTGTGACCGCGTATAGATCACAGTTGGCTCAATTGTCCTGTCCGGTAATGTCATGGTCGATATCCCTCAAATGGATTATTCTTGCTGCGAACACGTTGGCGAAACGGCTCCACGTTAGACGGTCTTGTTGGCTGTGTAACCTCTGTCAAATCATCATCCAATTCGGCACTTGCAGTCGGTGGACGGTCTGCTACTTCGGCTTGTCGCAATCGACGTTGTGCTATGGCCTCATAATTCGGATTGAGTTTGACTCGCGCCGCAGTTGCATAAACACGTATATCTAACGCCTCATTCCGCGCGTTCACTGACACTTTTTCATAAACGTAATACGTCACCCCAAGTCTCGCCCGCAGTATCTTCCTCTCACTGCATAATTGCTTCAAGTAGGCATCGTCATACTCAGGCCGATTTGGAAAATGACAATATCCCGGCCCGATCTCTGTCACCTTAAGGAGGCTAAACACCTCATCTTTTGCAGCATTCGTTCCCACGCCAATCATTCGCACCTTCGGATTTGAGCCTACCCAAGTCGGCTTGGAAATGATCGGCCGGTTTGGGTCACCAATGCCCTTACAGGCATACCACCTCCTCCCCTCATGCCGCTTTGCAAACCGATACACTTGCTGAGCGTGATAGCCCGAATCAATAAATGCACATTGAACCCTAAACGTCTGAGACGTTCCGATAAACACCCGCGCAAGACGGTGTTCTAATTCATCCCACACCTCCGGCTGCCCCGGATTGCCATCCAACACGCCTATCTCGATTGACCATGATTCATCATCACGACCCCAACCAACCACCTCATACTCAAGCCGGTTTCCCTGAACATCCACTCCCGCCGTGAGCACAAGCACACCATCCGGCACCTCGGCTGAATACGGTTCCAAATTTAGTGACAGATCCGCATAATCGAGTTTTTCATACGGATGCCACGGCTCGCCCAGACAAGTATTGACCCAAGTTTGCATTTGGAAACCGCCAGGTCCTTTCTTGCGAGCCTCAAGAAAATCCTTGACCATTCGCGGCCACCTGACAAAAGGCGAATAAAGTTGATTGATCTTAAACGATGCTACTTGGGGATCAGCCGAATGATCCGCCCAAAACGGCTCGGCTAGATCGGCATCCTTTATCCATCTTCCACCCCGAAGCATCTCCTCCAGATCGTCATATTCCAGTTGCACTCCGCAATGAATACACACCATATATGCCGTATCAGGATCGCCATCATCCCAATGGCAGTTCTTCCACTCAAGCAATTGCAGTTCATTACACGATGGACATGGCACCCAAAACTGCCGCTTATCGCCGCGCAAAAAGTCAGCCTCAATATCTGCATCATCAGCCGAATTACGGGGAGTCGATATCTTGCCTATCTTCTCAAATCCGTCATATGTCTTTGTCCTGGCCTCGCCGAGTTTAACAGCGTCGCCCTCCCTTGTTGGTTGATATGCCGCTCGCTCATCAAATAATAGGATCTGGATCGGTCTGGATGATAACTCTGCGGGCGAGGTAGCCCAAAATCCAAAGACTTGCCCTCCGGGAAAGCGTTTAACACGCTGATTGTTATCTGCATCAGATGTCTTGACTAAGCGGCGAAGGCTCGGCGTGGATCGCACCATCGTGTCAAAGGATTCGATCATCCATGCCCTTGTCTTATCTTCCTTTTCTGCAACATACGCGATCTCTGTTGGATCGACCTCGATATAGTAGCCAACCACATTCGCCAGAATTTCCGACCCACCCACCTGAGCCGATTTTTGGAAAATCACTTCCCGCACTTCTGAATCAGCAAAGGCGTCCATGATCTCGGTAGCAAATGGGATCGTCGCGTTAGACCACTTACCTTTCCGTGCCCCGCGCTCTACATACCTATTCGCTTCGGCCCAGGCGGACACCGACCGTATCCCCGTCGGAATAGCCCGACGAATAGCCTCGCTAACAGCAGTTTTTGCCAGAGCAGCAGACGCCATTAGTTTTCCGGCACAAAGGCCGCATCCCCCTCCCGCAACCGATTGAATATCCGATCAGTGTCAGCCTTCAAAACTCTATGAATATCCGCCGTAGCTTTTGCTTTGACTAGCCGACCCGCTATCCGTTTCGGTTGTAAAACCGCAAATTCCTTATACATCTTTGACAAAATGGCCTGCATTCTTTCGATCGCATCATTGATGGGCACCAATTCACCACGAGCTTCCGACAGTTTTAGCTCTTTTAACTGGGCCGCTGCCCGAAGATCCCTGATCTTCATCGCCGACATGGTATCCTTTGCCGACTTGAGTGCAAACTCCATTTCACCGTCAAACCAGAACACCTTGCAATTGCCCGATCTCTCCTCATCGGGTTCGTAGCCTAAATCTTCCAGCCGAGTGGAAACCGTCGTTCGGTTCAACTTACACCGCCGAGCTATATCCTTTATCGGCAACCATTCACCGCCGATTGTCGCATTAAGTTTCTGTGCCGCCTGTCCCATATATCTAACTTCTCATATTTTGAAATGCGTTTCCGATCTCCCGGTCAATGATCGCCCGCCCACGCCGCCTGACAACTTTATCGATGGGTTCATAAAACGTGGATTGCTTCCGGATCTTAACGTGGCTTTCTAACCCATAAAGAACAACCAATCCCTTACGCGGTCCGCGCCTAATTCGCTGAGCCAATACCGGACCCTTGCGTGTCTGAATTAAGAATGCTTTGCCCTTTAGCCCTCTTGGCCTCTGTGCTTGCGGTATGATTTGCCTTTTGTTCCGCCGCACTTGATCCGTAGGCACTGCAACCCGGCCACTCCGTGCTGTTTTGTCACGCCCTGTCTCATGCGGTTCAAGCCAATCTGCCGCTGTCCGCACCTCCGACTGCAATGATCCCGGCGTAGCCGGTTTGATACGGATGCCAAACCTGTTAGACTGCTGCCACCATGACCCTCGCAGTATGAATGTGCCCTTCAATGCACCAACGACGGCCGTCTGACCCTCTTTTGCCGTCTTTGTCAGACCCACCGCCGTGCCGTAGTTCAATTGTTTAATGACCTTCGATAACGGTGGCGGCATCTGTGTTATGCGCGCCTTTAACATCCTGACCTACACGATACCCGACAAACTACATCAATTAGTGAATAGGGGTTTCTAATTTCGCCAGCCGATATCGCTTCCCACGAGGCCCTCGACGTCCCTGGTAATTGGCTGGAAACGCTTCGATCACCCCATCCCTCTCCAATGCTTCAAGTAATGCCCGAATCGACGGCATCGGCCACCCAAATCGCTCATATATTTCTGCACGGGAAGCCGACCCTCCCATTTCATCGCTTTTTAGGTAAGCGATCACCCTCAACCGTTTGTGACGTTCTGATGTGCCATAATGCATTTGAATCTCCGTCGCTAGTTTATGCATCTTATGCTCAATCCACCCATCAGGCGACTCATTCCGAGCTATCAGACGCAGCCTTGTCGCAAAATCTAACCCTTGTCGTATTACCTTTACACTCAATTGATTCATAGGCGATGAATTAACAAAAAATAGTTTAGCCACTGATATAAATCGCCCTCGTGAGATACCCGCGAGTTCGTTCCCTCAGAAAGAACCTACCGGTCTGGTCTTATTAACACCTCCTGAATGCTGACGGCGGCGATTATTTTTCACTAAACTCTTGTTCACTTACTTGTCAACAACGTTTCGATCCGCTGCACATCAATGCGGGTGTCGGCCTGCTCTTTCTTGATCGCATCAAACCGCTCATCAAATAGCTTGAGCAGAATATGGTTAACGTGCACATCGGGATTTGTCGCGTGGATCTGAAAGTCGTGCGCTATGGCATCGACATCCTGTCTTAGTTTGCCGAGGTCATCAGCCATACGATGGCGCTCGGCCCTCGCAACGCCGTGAGACACCGCCTGCGTGACGATAACGCCCAGCAGTGTAAGAATTTGAAACCAGTTCGCGGAAAACCATTCCATTTATGTTCGTATTCTCCCGGTGAAACGAAATTCTCTACATTTACAGACACAGTATCGAAAACGGTGCACAGCGTTTCTTTGAGTTCTTGAGAAGTATTTCGATGATCGCGCGATCTGAGACGGCATTTTGTTTTAGCGCGGTGTTCTCGCCTGATGCACGGGCAAACTCGATCCGCATATTGTTCAGTTCTTTGCGAAAGTCCTCAACGGCCTGTTTGAGCGTTGCTATCTCGGTCTTCTGGAATTTGACCGTATCGGAATCTTCGAGGGCCTGACGTGCGGCTTCGGGCGATATGCAGACCTTATCCGGCGGACAAGCAATAGCGGGTTGTGCTGCGATCTCCTGAGCGTAGGACGTGCCTGCGAAGACCGCAAGCAGTGCTATGCTTATCAGCGCTATGCGTTGGGCCGTTCCTATCGCTTTTCTACTGGGCTTCTGTGTCATACCGTTTGATCGTGACGTATCGATCTGGTTGATGGTCATTGGATTCACCGTTGCTGTCGCCGCCTTTCTAATTCAGCGGCTAATTCGTCGTTGGAATATCCGTCGTAGCTCTTCTTCGCGGCCTCGCGGTCGATCTCGATCTGCTTGAGATTGCTGTCGATCTCATCCTCGCGTGTATCTGATTCGGCGAGAATACGCTGCATTGTTTCGCGGTCACGTTTCTCGATGGCCTGTTGAGCCTCTTGGATCTGCTTCTCGTTGAGCGTTGCGGGCTTTGAAGAGCAGGCCCTCCAGACGAATAAGGCCAGGATGAGAACGAGCAGAACGGGAACGACGACGCGCCAGTTATCGATTGCGAACCACGCAATACGTTTTGCGAACCAAATGAGTTTTGCAAATACCGCTGTCAGCATCTCTCTGATCCTCAGTGTTCTGTCCCGCCAACGTCGCGGTGAATGACAAGTTCGCCGCCGTCAGCGAATGTTTCGATCTCAGGTGCGCACCAACACAGGCGTCCGTCTGTCTGATGTTCACGGCTGAGCATTACGCCTTCGACATCGAAGGTGTAAACGGCCTCGTCCGGTGTCTGTGGATAGGTATTCATCACTTCACCACGATGCTCACCGACGGCACGACAAACACCTGCCAGCCGATAAGGGCGAGCATCACAAGCACGGTAACGGCGCTCATTACAAGTTTGCGGTCGTTATAAGCCCGCCGGATGGTCACTATCGTGTAGATCACAAATGCCGTCCAAAAGATGATGTTTTCCATACGTCAGCTTCCCTCCTAGTTCCACTCGATGCTGAATCTGTCCTTTGAGGTATTCGCGGCAGCCTCTGTCTTGGTCTTTTCGTTCTTTTTCCATGTATCGATCGCGTAGTGGATAACTCTGAAAATGAAGTAGCAGATGGTGGCTGCAAGCAGGCCGATGGCTACTTTCGTTAGCAGGTTGACTACCCATTCAGGCCAGCCCGACGCCTGCTGTGCGTATTCGCTCAGGGCCGCGAACGACAGGTTGCCGCCCGTTGCGGCTGCTAAGTCTCGCTTGATAACGCCCCAGAAGCCCACGCCCATATACGGTTCGGGTGCGGTAACGGTGACGGTGTCAGAATTGATCGGCGGCGGCTCTGCGGGTTGTTGAGGGGAGCTGATAGCAGAGTCAGATGCAGCGGTTATCTCAGCAGTGGAAGCACTGCCACTGGTTGATGCCGCCGCCGAACTGGCGTTATAACAATCGATGTTCTCTTTTTGGAATCGAGTATAAGCCGATGCCATTTTTGCGTCGTAGCGGTTCTTGGCATAGCCCGCCCCATTGTAGCCGCGAGCTAACGCGGCCCACTCCTTGAGTCTCAGCGGACGCGCAAGTCCGTTGTGGATCACAAACTCGACAAAGGCATCCAGATGTCTGCCCTCAGATTCCTTCATCGCATCCACGAACGCCCCGACCGACGCAAAGCCGCAATCCGCGTGATTGAATCCCATTATCTGGAACTTTCCCCACGAGCAGGCTTTCATCGCGGCATCGGGATTCAAAGCAAATGCTTCGTTGAATTTGTTGCGTTGATTTTGGCCTGCAGCTCCGTAATTGCCGGCAGGACCTGAGAGATGCGGGTGCGTTCGGTTATAGCGGCCTTGCGTGTATTTGCGGAAGATGTGCCGCTCGAACAGGATCACGGGAAAGCCGTCAGCGTAGAAACCTTCACCGCGAGACTCGACGTGCGCGACAGATTTGATCGCCGCGACCTCGCACCTGAGCCGTTTGGCCGCTCGGCAAAAGTCTGTGTTTGATAATTTGGGTTTCGCCATATCGAGGAAAAGCGAAAGCGGGCCGACCGCTGCTCTTATCAAACAAACTGTCAGACCCGCTAGATCTGAAACGCAGGGCAATTTCGCCCAAGCCTAATTGGTTAAAATTGTAGTTTCTTTTTCCGTCTTGTCAATACGCTTTTTTCGGTCCCTCGTCAAAGATGTTGTATAGGAGCACGCGGGACAAACTACCTCTTGCGACCGGCTGATGCGCACCCGCAACGAATGATAGATCAGAAAACCCCCTTGCCTCTGGCAAAGGAACTGACCGCACCGGCAGTTTATGTCTCGGACTTTGTCCATCTAGGAAATGGCGCTCACGTCTCTTGAGTCCCGCGTCCGTTGCTATCGTCCTGAGTAGCCTCGAACGTCTCTCTGGCCTCGTAGGCTTCAAGCACAGAATCGAACTCCCGCACGTCAAAGCTCTGATTCGTCTCGTTCTTTTTGAACAACCTGATCTTGCCGTCACCCGGCTTTCCGGCAAACGGATAATTGTTGTAGATTGCCCACTGGCCGAACTCGATGTAAACCGCTTTCTCAAGCATCGCCTCGAGCCTCTCCACCTTAGCCTGCAATGCCCGATTTTCGTTCACGAGAATGTTTATCTCGTTCGCCATTCCATCGGCCTTGTGTAACGACTCCTGAGCCTCGGCAAGCTGTTCGGTCAGCGTGGCGTTGAGCGCGGCGGCGATCTGTTCGCCAATCTCATGATTCGTCAAGCAATCCGCTATCGGACCGCCGTCAGCCTCGATAAGCAGTGACGAACTGTGGTCATACCGCACTGGAAATCTAATCTCGCTCATCGTCTTTCCCTCTCAAATTCATCGCCCGTGATCGCATCGCCCCGCTCTGTGACCTTGCGAATCTTCTCCTCAATGTCGTCTTTGTCCTCCTGATAGGGCTGTGGCAACCTGTGCCAAGCAACGCATTGAGCAACAATCTCGCCCTTGTGTAATGCGGTGTGATAATGCCCCGCCCCGATCCTGCCGTCCTTGCGTTGCCAGATGTATTCACCATTCTCCTTCGGCAGATCATCGACCGAACGGATAGGAACCCACGCCGATGCTACGTTGTTTATTACAGGGGTCTCCTAACTGTGATCGCACTTCAAATCTCAAACCTCACGCATCGCCCCTGAAATAAGCCCTGAATTGAACACGGGCCGGTATTCCGACCCTTGACTATCCGGAGCGTCACCTTCTCGCGCTCGTATTCGTCCCGGTCGATAATGAAAATCAAACTAGGGTCTTTTTCGAGCTGTCCCGATCCCTCCAGGTCGTGCATCGACGGTTGACCTGATTTCGCCCCTTCCCGGTTGAATTGGGCGACGGCGATAACCGCAAGGTCTAATTCATTCGCTAATCGCTTGATCTCCTGCGATGCCTCCGCCAGACGTTCTGAACGCTTTAGCTTGTCCGTCACCCTTTGCAATTTCAGAAGTTGAATGTAGTCGATAACCAAGACCTTCAGCCCATACCGGCGTGTTAGGGACCGCATCCGCGCCGCCAACGTCTGAACATCGCTCGTTCTGTGGTCGAGATATAAGGGAACATCCTGAATCCTTTCCGCCCACTGAACGAGAATCTTGTGTTCATCGTCCGCGATCCGCGTCAATGAATTGATATTGGTCGTTCGGGAGATCTGCGATAGCAGCCGATAGACGTTTTCACAATTCGTCATCTCCCCGGCAAGGAACGCAGTCGGGACTCCCTGCGCCGCGATCTGATAGCCCATCTGCAAAGCCAAAGCCGATTTCCCCGACGCTGGAAGCCCCGCGAGCAACATCACATCCGACGTAGACAGCCCGCCACCAATCGCCTCATCTATCCCCGGAAACCCTGTGCTTATCTTCACCCGCTGACCTGTGCGCAACTTATCAAGCGACGGCAAAACATCGTGATGGATCACCTGCTTCAGCGAAATAAAGCCGTCGTTTTCCGCCAGGGCCGCGCTTTCTAGACACAGGTTGTTGATCTTGGTCTGGGCGTCGAGAAGTATATGCTCCGGGGACTCGCTACCATCCATCGCGGCTGACGTTATCTGCCCGCAGTCTCGAATCAAACGGCGCAAGTAAGACTTTTTCCGCACCGTCTCGCAGTATTCACCAATATCCGTGAACATCGGCAGACCAAACGCCATTCCTGCGATCTCAGGGCCAGTGATTCCGCCCGGATCATCCCGCCCCACCATCTCCGACAGCGTAACGTGATCTATCGGTTTACGTTCCTGATAGAGTTCGACCATCGCGGAAAATATGCTCCGATTGGACGGTGAGTAGAAATCCGAAGGTTCAAGCATCTCTACCGCCTGAGTCACATTCTCGTTATCGAGCAATATGGCCCCAAGTATCGTTGCTTCAGCTTCCGGCGCTGACGGTAGCGACCTGTTCAACATCTGGTTTGTTGTTGTCATTCTCCTTTTCGAGTTCGTCTATCCTTTCGGCTAACCTCTGGATCATACGGTCACGGGCCGCACACCCCTCACATTCGTTCGTCATACAACTACCACCTCCGGGGGCGCGATGATTTGTAAGCGCCCCGCGTCGCGGTCACGCTGAAGTTCGGCAAGAGATGGCAACGCCTCGCCTTTGGCCTTATCGAACGCTGATCTGTGATCCTTCTCAAAGTCAGTCAGCCAGTAGCCAAGTCGAATCTCTAAGTTTGCGACCGTTCGCGCCTTCACCGGCACGGTCAACAGACGTTTCTTGACGTAAGCGATCCAGGACTTGCGCAAAGGTTCAGGAATCGAATCAGCGATAAGGGTGCGGGCCTCCAGACTCAGCTTCTTGAGTCCTACGGCAGCGACGGTGTCGTGAACAAGAATCTCGTCTTTAGTCGAGCGGGGTTCTTCCCTCTGTTCATTGTATGTTCCTTTATATGTTCCTTCCTTATATATAGAGTTGCGGATTTCGCAACTTTCGGTTGCGGATTCAGCAACTAAAGTTGCGGATTCGGCAACTGCCGGTTGCGGATTTCGCAACTCGCTAGTTGCGGATTTCGCAACTCGTTTGCCGTGAAACGGAAGGCTCGGCTTGCTCGTTATAAGAGGAATTTCGAGGTTGATCTGTCCTGTGCCATTCTCAGGTATCGCCCACCCTTTTTGGAACAAGGTGTGCATTGCCCGGCAGACGTGCGCCTTATCCAAACCTGTCGCTTGGGCTATGTCCTTCTGGCTAGGATTGCACTGTCCCGTGTGGCGGTTTCGGCGCGAATAGAGATAACACAAGACGATGATCTCCGTCTTGGTCAGCTCATTAAATCGGCATATAACTGCCGTTGGTATCGCTCCGAATTTACTCATTTCAGACACAAAAAACCCCTCGCAACTCCATCGGTCGACTTTGCTTGTCTAGGGCAATGCCAGAAACCGACTTCGTTACGAAGGGTTCTATGATTAGATACTGTTTGAAAATACCCTGTCAAACCCGACGCTTGTGCGCCGAATTTTCTGGCTTCCCTAGACAGCTCTAATTTTACTAAATTTCGTCCCATCTTCCTAATACTTTTTTCACCACTTACCGGCCTTTTTTCCACCCTTCCCCCCAACAAATCCGGCCCTTTACGCCGATAAGATCATCTATGAAATACCGCCATCTAGTCCTGAGTCTTGCGTCTCTGGCGGGCGGTTGTGGTCATCCCCACTGTTCCGCCATCGCAGCCGCTATACCAGGGAACGTCTTGGCTCGGTTCCGCTGCCGATCCTTCCCGCCCTTGTTAAACCAATTCCCCGCGACCCTTGAACTCTCTGCGACCTCACAAATGTCCGTAGAGATAAGCGGCGGTAGATTCTTGAGCCATAAGCA